TCAATTTTGAAAAGGGTTATTGATTGCGTAAGTGAAATTATGCAACCTTTAGAAGCTGGAATGCCTCGTCGCATTCTTAGTCAATTTGAAGCTCTTAACGGAGTTAAAGGAGACGAGTTTGTGGCGCGAATGGACATGACAACATCCTCAGGGTATCCGTGGAATCAAAAACCAGGAGCCAAGGGGAAATCACCGTTTATACAGAAAATATCGAATACACAAGACTATGAAATAGTTGATCCAGAATTACAAAGGAAAGTGGACTATAGATTGCAACAAGCAAAACTAGGGATACGAGTACCGAGTGTCTGGATTGATACACAAAAAGATGAACGTAGAAGTTTAGAGAAGATCTTTGAAGGAAAAACGAGAGTTTTTACAATACCACCAGTGGATTTTACGATAGTTTGTAGACGATTGTTCGGAGCTTTTAACTCCGCTTTTTATAACAACAAATTAAAATATTTTTCCGCCGTAGGAATTGATACAGCATCAATAGATTGGACTATTCTTTTACAGAAATTGGAAACGAATTCAAATATTGGTTTTGGAGGCGACTTTAGTGGTTGGGATGGTAATTTATCACCTCAATTCATGATGGGAGTCTGTGAAATCATTAATCGATGGTATGATGATACTGAAGAGAATCAGATTGCTCGGAAAGTACTATTTGATGAAATGGTTCATACTGCCCAGTTGGCAGGAAATGAAATTTATTTCACTCACATAGGAAATCCGTCAGGTAATCCCTTGACAGTTATTATTAATACCATTATTCACAAGATGAAATTTTTATATGCTTATTTTAAAAGAGCACCACCAGAGTTATCGAGTTTACAGGAATTTGCGAAAGCAATAGTACTATTTATTTATGGCGATGATGGAATTTGTTCGATTAAGAAGAGCATGTTACCGTTTTTTAATCCGGAGATTTTATATGAAGAGTTGAAGAAATTAAATTTGGAATATACGAACTCCACGAAAACAGGACCAGCACATATTGAACCAGTAAGAGAATTAACGTTTTTGAAAAGAGGATTCCGAGAGGATGAATGTGGACGACAACATGCTATTATTGACGAACAGACAATAACAGAGTTAACGAATTGGACACGAGAATGTGCTGATATGGATTTGGAAAAAGCTTCCATTGATAATCTAAAT